GCTGGTAGAAGATTTGGCAAAACATTCTTGAGTATGTGGGAGATTGCAAAGTTTGCAAGACATCCCAACAGAAAAATATTCTACATTGCACCAACATACAGACAAGCAAAACAAATCATATGGGAAGACCTCAAACAACAATTGGTGCAAAAGCGTTGGGCAAAGAAGATCAATGAATCAGATCTATCAATACTGTTGGTAAACAATACCAAAATATATTTGCGTAGCAGTGACAACCCTGATAGTTTGCGTGGTGTAAGCATGGACTTTATGATCATGGATGAAGCAGCTATGATTGATCCTAGGATGTGGCAAGAAATTTGCAGACCAGCACTCAGTGACAAACAAGGACACGCTTTGTTTATTACCACACCCAGAGGTATGAACTGGATATATGACTTGTTCAACAGTGCAGCTCACTTGGATGATTATGAATCATTTCAATACACAACACTGGATGGTGGCAATGTTCCCAGTGTAGAAGTTGAAGCTGCTAAAAGAGAACTTGATGAGAAATCATTTAGACAAGAATATCTAGCAACATTTGAAACATATGCAGGACTTATCTACTACAACTGGGATGCAAAGTCTAATGTTACAAATCACGCACCAGAGATATCAGATAGAACACTGCTACACATTGGCATGGACTTCAACGTGGATCCATTGGTTGCTTGTGTTGCAACGGTGCTGGAAGATCAAATTACTATATTTGATGAAATAGTTATCAATGGTTCAAACACATTTGAAATGGTAGAAGAGATACGCAGACGCTATCCCAACAACAGAATATACGCATATCCAGATGCAAGTGGACAAGCAAGAAAAACATCAAGCAGAACAACTGACCATATGATAATGCGTAATGGTAACTTTCAATTAAAAGTAAAAGGCAACAACCCTCCTGTGTTGGATAGAATTGCAGCAGTGAATGCAAACCTAAAATCAGCGCAAGGACAGCAGCGTCTCCACATAACACCAAATTGTAAGAATGTGATAAAAAGTTTATCACAGCAGGTATACAAAGAAGGAACACGTATACCTGAAAAAGATGGCAAAATAGATCACATGAGTGATGCTGTTGGTTATCTAGTTCATTGGATTAATCCAATAAGAGGACCACAAGTGGTGCATAATATGGGCACACAGAGATACGCACATTATTAGGCATAAATACTATGACAACATTTGATCACTGTTGTTAGCCCCATAACCTTATAAGGAAACAGTTTTATGAAAAATTTAGAACAACTAATGGCAACACATGACTCATACAAAGGTCATGCTGAACAAGCACAGTATATGTATAGAAGCTACATTGGTGGACCTACATACAGAGCTGGTAACTATCTAACACGCTACATTGGGGAAGACTCAACACAAGGTGATAGTTATGGCAAACGCCTCACGTCAACACCGCTTGACAACCATGTAGCAAGCACAGTGGACATCTACCGTAGTTTCTTATTCAGAGAAGCACCAACCAGGCAACTGGGATTGTTGGCCAACAATCCATTGGTGCATGAATGGATGAATGACACAGACCAAGAAGGACAAGACATGGACAGTTTCTTAAAAAGTGCAAATGACTTGGCCATGGTTATGGGTAATGTATGGTTACTGGTAGACAAAGGTTCATACAAAGTAGAAACACAAGCAGAAGAAATAGAAATGGGTATACGTGCATATGCTGCAATGTATACACCACAAAACGTATTGGATTGGTATTATGAACGCAACATTGCAGGCAAGCCAATACTAAAATATGTAAAAGTAAAAGAATCAGAAAACAGTGAATCTATGGTATACACACTGTGGAGTGAATTCACAGTAGAAAAATACACAGTAAGTAAAAATGAATTTGGTGAAGCAGAACAGATAGTTGATTATGTTGAATATGTAAACCCATTGGGTGTTGTTCCATTTATCAATCATTGTCCTGTGAAGTCACCAGTGCGTGGCATTGGTTTTAGTATGCTGAGTGATGTAGCAGACTCACAAAGATTCATCTACAACATGCATTCAGAGATTGAACAAACAATACGTATCAGTTCACACCCAACACTGGTAAAAACATTGAGTGCAGATGCAACAGCAGGTGCAGGTGGTATCATCAACATGGATGAAGCAACTGATCCAAACTTGAAACCATATCTACTTACTCCCGGCACTAGCACAGTGGATTCAATCTTAAAAACAATCAAACAACTGGAAGAAGCAATACAGTCAAGCACACATACATCAAGTGTGCAAGGTGTAAAAACTGCACAATCAGGTGTAGCACTACAAACAGAACGCCAACTGTTGAACGCTAAACTATCAGACTTATCAGATACACTGCGTGAAACAGAAATAGCACTATGGCACTTGTGGTTTGATTGGCAAGGTGTTTCAGCACCAGAAGAGTTCACAATTCATTACAATGATAGTTTTGATATCCGTGACAAATACAGTGAACTTGATTTGATTATACGTGCAAAGGCTGCAGGATACACAAATGAAACCTACATCAAAGAACTTGACAAACAATTGGCAGCATTGATGATTGAAGATACAAAAGTTCTCAACAACTTGATGGAAGCTATTGAAGAGCCTGTGGAATTTGTTCCACACATCATGTATGACCCAGACACAGGTGATCAACAAGAAGCAAAGACTCAAGCAGATCATACACGTTTAGGTTTAGAAGGTTATGTGCATTTAGGTGAATAAACATGGATCCTAAAAAACATGCAAAAATAATTGAAGACACTATCACAGACATTGAAGATGGTGTGTTTGATAATGTCAAGTCACTGGAAAACAGAGTAGCTGAACTAGTAGCACAGGGCGTTGATCCTGTGCAGTTACGTCCACAGATAACACAAGCATTCAATGAATTTGCCAGCAGTGTTGGCAACACAACAAACACACTCACAAACATCAGCAGTGAAACAGGTGTAGGTAGTGTAGAAGATGAACGTGCAGTTCAAGCACTACAGCAACAAGCCAGCAGAGATTTATCAGAAACTGTAAATGCTGGTGTTGAAGATGTTATGAGCACAATAGTTCTAGCAGGTGCAGCAGGTGCAGGCACAGCCGTATTGGTAAATTCAGCAAGAGGACGCATATCAGGCATAATGATGGAAACTGATGATGCTGTTGTGCGTAGAGAACAGAGAAAAATAACCAGCCTGTTGAAGAAAAAAGGTGCAAATGCTGCAGAAATAGCCAGTGCCAAAAGAGCTATCAAAGACAGGCTCACAGGCATAAATGTTACAGCAAGTGTTAGAGACCTCACAAACACAAAGGTGCAAGACACTGTAATGAAGTTTGATGGTGCTTACACAGCAGGCAAAGCCAAGCGTGAAGGCATCAAACGTTGGAGATACACAGGTGGTGTAATTGCAGAGACCAGAGAATGGTGTGCAGAACACACAGGCAACACCTACACAGAAGATGAAATAAATGACTTGTGGACTTCAGGATGGACAGGAAAAGAAAGTGGTGATCCGTTTGTAGTAAGAGGCGGATACAACTGCAGGCACTTCTGGGTGCCAGTTGAGGATGATGAATAACAAGGCATAAATAATACTATATGGGACTACCCCTAACCCAAGGAGATACTGACATGTCAGATGAAAACATGGTTAATACTGCGGATACAGACACTGGGGCTGTTGATGCTGGAAATGAAAATACCCAGGTTGAAGAGAAAGTGTTCACGCAATCACAATTGAATGATATTGTGGCCAAGCGTGTTGCACAAGTAACTAAGAAATACTCAGAAGTTGACACTGATGAACTTGCAAGTTTACGCACATTCAAAGATTCAATGGAAGAGGAGCAACTTATTAAAAAGCAAGACTTTGACGGTGTGCTTAAGAAAACCAAAGACAAATATGGGACAGAGATTTCTGCCCTACGCACAGAATTGGAGCGTATCAAAGTTGATGGTAGTTTAATTGACGCAGCATCAAAAGCCAAAGCACTTGCACCACAACAGGTTGCTAAATTGTTAAAGGACAGTGTGAAACTACAACATGATGGAACAATCAATATTGTAGATGACACAGGCAATCCCCGTTACACAGATGAAGGTG